TGATTTAACTTTTGTTGCGTAGTTGATTGATTCATCATCGTTTTCATTCGATCTAAGTTACTTCTGTCTTCATCAGCTTTACGTTTTCTATCATTTTCTTGTGCTTGAAGGTCTAATTCTCTTGCTCTAAGTTTAGCAATAGGATCATTATCAAATTGAGAAGTTATTTTTTTCTCTTCTTGCATGAATTCTTCCATCATATCAGCAATCAACTGTGCTTTTCTTGCTTCAATCTTTTCAGAAATCATTTTTACCTGCATTTGAATTTGTGGATTCTGTAATGCTTGTGGATTTTGCTGAATAGCAGCTAACTGTTGCATTTCATTTCTAAATTCTACTTCAACTTGTTCTTGTGCCATCAAAGAAATGTGTTCAAAACAATTTTTTTCTAATGCACCCATAACCATTGGAGCATTTCTAGCCATGTTAGTTGCCATAAAGTTTAAGTGGGCTGTAATGTGAGCTCTATGATCCTGACCAGGGAACGCTTGGAAAGGTTTACCAGCAAGAGAATCAATATGTTCTAATGCTGGGTCCTTCGGTTGAGGGGGTTGTGGTCTAATTAAAATTTTATCAATGTCTTTTACGCCTAATGCTTCATACATATTTCTGTAAACTTCATATTGATTATGTATTGCAGGATTTGAGGCTGCCAATTGCATTTCCGTTTGCGCAAGGGAAATACGCTGTGTCTGTGAGAAAATATTTGGATCCGCAACTGGCAGGATATCTACTCTATCATCAAAATCTTGTTGCTTGATCATGTTCTGACCACCAACAACATCATAAGGATATTCTTGCGGTAGATATATTTTAAAAACTCTTGCAAGTAATTTAAATTCTACTTTCAATGCTGCATAAATCCTCTTATGGATTGCAGACATAGTTCTAGATCCTCTTTCAAGCAACGCAACCGTCGTACCCACTGCGGCTTGTTGATTACCCTCACCTACTTGAAGATCAGCTATAGATGCGAAACGCTGACCAGCTTGTACTACGACGCCCATTAGTGCTAAGAGTGTTTGAGACGGCTCCTTAAATGGAAGCATCATAAATGCGTCACGTATATTTCCGCCTGGTGCGTCGACATCTCTAAATTCGCCAGGTTGAATAGACTGTGCGTCGTCCCTAATTCTTATTCCTCGCTGTTTGAATCCAGCAGGTAAGTTAGAAAGAGTACCAGCATCAAGTAATTGTCTTAATGCAGATGTAGCAGTTCTAGATAATCCACCAATCATGTGAATTAATCCAAAACCATAAAAACCTAAACCTGGTAAAAATTTAAAGTGTACAAAATATTGTATTTTAGTTTTCTTAGGATCGTTAATTTCATAATTTCTTCTGATTGCTAAAATCTCTCTAGAGTTTTCTTCAATCGTTACAATGTATGGTAATTTAATTCCTGTAGGTTCACCTGTTTGAGGATTCATATCTTCAAATCCTTCTAAATCTAAATTAACATGACATTCTAATAAATTAAAAACGTCTTCGTTTCTTGATTTAGTTTGACCTTCAAGTTCTCTTTCTTTTTGAGTTAGCTCTGACTCTTGAACATCACCAGGTTTTAATTCTATGTCTTTGTAGAAACCAGATACTTGTTGTTTTCTTAATTCGTTTTCAGAAATCTTTACAACGTGGATAATTGATTCCGCATCATCTAATGAGGTAGCTGAATACGGAACAATTAAATCCTCTGCAGGTACAAATTTAGAAACGGCTCTTCCTAAAATGTCATCATAGTAAACTTTTTTAAATGATGATCCTGCTAATGGTAAATAAAATAACATCTGATCAAACTCTGGCTCATATTCTTTCATCTGATCCATGATTTGATAATTCATAAAGTCTTTTACACGTTGAGATTGCTGTTCTTTCTCTGGAGTTGATACTCCTAAAATTTGTGTTCGTACAGGACCATCGGCTGGTAATAATTCTTTGTAAGCTAATGATTGAAATTGAGTTACCGCTTCAGCTAATACAGGGTGAGTCGCACCTGATGCACCTTGGAAAGGTTCTGTTCTTTGATCGTATTTAAATCCTAAAAGATCTAGTCCTTCTCTATAAGTTCTTTCCCATTCTTTTCTAGAATTTTTATAGTCTTGATAATTTTCAGTTAACTCTGAACCTAATTTATTTAAAATATCATCAGGTAAGTGTTCAGCTAAATTGGCATAATGATTTTCTGCACCTTCAACAGATGCAATCGCTGGATCATAATTAATATCAACGGATCCGTCTTCGTTTTGAGTAATCTCAACGGGCTCACCAGTTTCAGCAGCTTGTTCTTCAAGTTGTGCTTCTTCTATTTCTTCAGGTGCTGGAACGTTTATTGTTTGCTCTACGTTTGGTAGAGACTTGTCTATGTCTGCCATTTATTTTCTCCAATTTGTCAGATGTATCATTATTATAGTTAATATTCAAGCCTTGAGCCATGGGCCCTGATTTAGGAGGCACTGTTTTTGTTAGCTTATTCATCTAAAAATCTTCAGACTCTCTCCAAGCATCATATTCTGATTCTGCTCTACCTTCTGCCTCAATAACTCTTTTTTCACCTGGGGTTAAATCTTTTTTCTTAGCTCCTGTTGTCCATTCCTCAAGTTTAGATGTTCCACCTAATACATCATCCATACTCTCTACAAGCTGTGAATCAAATTCTACATCATCAGGTCCCACTCTAGCAGGTACACTATCAAAAACATTAAAATCACCTTCAAATTTTACTCCATCTTCCAACATAGCAGGTGGTTCATAATCAATTAAATATTTTTGACCATATTCATTGTATCCATCTATTTCCCATCTACCATTTGCATGTTTGTGTATTTCTACATCAGGTAAATTTTTATTTGTTATTTGAACTATGTCTTCGTCAATTTGTTTAAAGACCGTATCAGCATCATCTAAAATTTTAGATGCAAAATTTGGAAACCAAACTGGCATTCTAGTAGAAGACTTAGCTAACAATCTTACGGGTTTAACTTTTTCTGCTATCTTAACTGCTGTAGGTAAACCTAAATATTTAGCAAGACCATAAATACTTGCTCCACCTGTTATCTTTAAAAAGTCTCTTCTAGCAACTCCTAAATTAGAAAGTTCGTCTGCAACTTTTTGAACAACTTTTTCATCTGTTGGTTTACCAAAGGCACTATTTCTTAAAACTTTATAAAAATTACTTCCAACATCTTCAATTAACTTAACATAACCTGTTGCTGGTGGTACGAACGTTGAACCAAATTCTAAAAAATTACCCGCTGTAACTGCGCCTGGTCTTTCCTGCATTAATTTTTTTTCATTCTCTTCAATCATTTTAGTTAGACCTGTTTTTCTAGATAGATATTCTGTAGCGGTGGGTTCCATAGCATTCATGAACTCTTGATATATTTCTTTGCTTGGTCCTTCCTGTATCATGGTTCCAATAGCCGAGCCTGCGGCAACAGGGAACTTAACAGCTATCTCAACACCTTCACCTAAACCTTTTAATGCTTTCTGTCCGTAGTAAGGTAGGTTTCTTGGATCAAATGCTTCCGCACCTCTACCTAATTTATCTACTAGACCTGCTTCTGCATAATTTTTTCTAATTATACCACCTTCTGCTGCGGCTACTCCCATCTGTTCTTGTTCAGCTATGTTATAAGCTTCTCTTTCTTCTGGAGTCATATTTTCAATTCGTTCTATTTCTTTTTTAGCCCACTTGCCATATCCATACGCAGCCTCTCCTAATAAAGCAGCTGTTCCAACTGGATTAGCTATTCTTGCTAACTTAAGAGCTGTTGGAGCTTTCATTCCTAAATTTAATAATCTTTCAGCTGTTGTTTTAATAGCTGGATTTTTTATTAAATCGGTTGCCATTTTAGTTCCTGAAACAACTGCTGGAGCAAAAGCTAATTGTGATTCTAATCCTAATCTATTTTCTGTTTTTGATAGATCTCTTTTTTCTTTATCAAATAAATAAGCAGATGCTTCTTTTGTTGGATTGAAATATACACCAGCTGCAGCTCCTAGTGATTTTAAAACACTTGGTTCTGCAAGCACAGCAGGGAAAGAATACATACTTGTTCCTTGTTTAGCTTTTGTAAGAAAAGTTCCAATAGGAGTAGATGGTTTAGTGGCGGTTAATACAACTCCTTTTTTTGCTAATTGTGAAATATTTTGTTGAGCTTCTTTTGAATAGTTGCCAAAATTTTCAACAAGTTTGTTAGGATCTAAATTTTTTCCAATTAAAACATTTGGTGTTGATATATTATATTTTTTACCAAATTTTTTGGAATCTAAATTAAATCTCTTAATTGCTTCAGAAATAGATACTTCATTCCCTTTGTATTGAACTATTTCTTTGTTATCTTTAATTGCTTGTAAGATAAACTTAAAAGGTTTATCTATTTGTTTACCTTTTAAACTATTTATTTTTTTATCAATCAATTGAACATTTTCAGTATATCCAGGAGCATTTTCATATGTTGCTGACAAACCAAAAACTTCATCTATTACTTGACCTGCTTTAATATTATTTTTACCAACAACATTTCTAAGATTTCTAAATCCTTGTTCTGATTCTGTTTTTATTTTTAGTAATGAATCTCTAACTCTGTATTTATATTCTCTAATAGTTCCCTCTCTAAATTTAAAATCAGAGGTGTTATCCTCTATGTTTTGAATTATATCTCCAAGTTTATCAGCTGATATAGCTTTAAACCCTTTTACTGTTCTATTTGCAGAAATAGCTTCTAAAAATTTAGCAACGTCTTGAGAGGCTTGGTCTAACATTTTTGTCTGTTGTATTAAATTAGCTTTATTAAATTTTTTACCAAATATTCCTCTAGCTACATCTTCTAAGTCAACTTCGG